AGTTGGCTTGCTCGATGTGTAGGTTGGCAAGGCTCAGCCCTGCCAACCAAACTTTATAGGCTAATGGTGTCATTTGAAGGTTACAGTTAGAGTGGTCTTGGCTGGCTTCACTGGTACTACCGGCACAACTTCGCCAGTGTTCGGATCGACGATGGCGGCGGTGTCTGCCATCTTAAACGCGGTCTTAACTAATTCGTGACGTGCTTTTAGGCGGTCTGCCAGTTCAACGCAGACTGGATCGTGGTTAAAGTCCGGCACGTCGCGCGGCTCGCGTAGCTGAACGCTTGCGCCGTGGAACTTGAACTCGCCCTTGCCGTAGGTCGCGGCGGTGTCTTTTGCCAGTTCTTCGGTGCGCTCGATGATGCTCTCCAGCGCCTTCACAACCGCCTTGCAGCGGATGTGAACGGATAGCGGATCGACGTGGCCATCCATGACTTCAGCGGTGACGTGATTAACAAACGCCTCTATTTCGGCTTTGTCGATGTTTGTAGGTAGAGTTAGCATTGGTCGCCTCCTTGCAGTTGAGCGATGAATAGTTGGCGCTCTTTCATCTGACTTTCCTTGAACGCCAGCAGATCTAAGTGCTGCTTCCAGCCGAAGGCGTAGCGCTCTTCGCGTTGCTTGTGGATGAACTTGGTCATCAGGGTTTTGGCTTCTTGCTTTTTCATTGGTTTGGTTGGTTAAAGGGTTGTGAAGAAATTGATGATGGTGTTCAGCTTTGATTCGATTGCGTTGATGCGGTGTATCAACTGGTCATTAGCGGTGACGATAGGCTGTTCCTGCTCGCGCATAACTGATTCGGTGAATAGCGTTGGTTGCACGATGTCTTGTGGCTTAGCCTGCATTTTTTTACTCTTGCAATTAGATAGCTGCATGCTTGTATGATTGGCCATTTTATGCGCCAGCGCAGCGATTGTTTTCTTTGAATTTTTGACATCAATAAATATTAGCCGATTTTGTGACCTTTCGGCTAATCCGTATTTGACAAAGAATTTAATCGCATCTGACGTCATGCCATCTCTATCCTGCCCGGCAGAAGTTGTTTTCAGACATTCATAGGCCTCGTCCATTGTCATAGAGCCTCGACTGCGCAATGCGCTATAAAACTGATTTGCTTTAATGTTGTACTTTTCTGTTAAGTTCATTGGTTGGTTTTGGTTAAAGGGTTGAAAGATATTTGATTCCGGATTCGTACTTCGCCGCATCCCAGTTCTCGCGCGCCTCCAGTTTGTAGCGCTCTTGTGGATCGGCGACCTTAGCCATCAGCATTTGACCGTATTTGACGCGGAGGTCGGTGAGCATCTGCTCTTTGCCGATTGCCAGCGTCATCTCTTCAGCGGTTGCGATGCTTGTTTCCAGTCCGATGCCGAAGTTGCCAAGCGCTCTGCCCCACGCGGAGGATTCGCAGTTCTCGACGTACGACGTCTTGTTGATCGCGCTACTGGTGCGGTCTTCCTGCGCCATGCCGCTGGCGACGATGCGGCCATTGGAATCGGTGATGAGTGCGTTCAGTACGCAGAAGTCGGGTGTCAGCTGCACGACTTCGGTGGTGAGGGAGTGATCGGCGAAGTTTGCGCGGAAGTATTTGAGGCGCTCGACTACTTCGACGTAGGGTTTCCCTTTAATGTTCGTTGTTTTGAATTGGTGCATTTTTTGTTGGTTTAGTTGGTTGGTTGGCAGCGAAGTTCAACGCGGCGCGGATGCTGCCAAATCGCGCCCGGCATAGGGTGAGGGTGTCAGCCTCGCAGTAGACGGAAGTAAGTTGCATTTTGGACTGGTTAGAAAGTGTCGGTGTCATCTTCTTGGTTGAGTTCATTGGTTTTTTTTAGGTACGCAAATATACATAAATAAATAATAGGCAGTGCGCAGAATGATATGTACCACCACCAGCGGTCGTGGAAGTCCGCCATCATGTAGACCATGCTTAGCAGGAAGGGGAGGATCAGTAGTAGGTTGCTCATGGGTAGAATAGGTTTTGGAAGTTAGACAGTGTGCGGTCTTTGCCCAGCACTACAAGCAGCGTTTGTATTTCGTCGAAGGTGCAGAGTGTATAGAAGTGCTTGCGTGTTAGGAACTCAACGCAGAACTCTCTGCTGTGCGGGTGTTCGTAGCTTTGGATGGCGTCGCGGGTTTCGCCTCTCATGCGATCCCACAGTGTTGGTACTTGTTGCATAGTTAGATTTGGTTTAAAAGGTCTTGACGTGCTTGGAGGTATCTGCCGTAGAGTTCGTAATTGAAGGTCAGCGGCTTCTTGGTTTCACTGGATGAAGGCGTCGCTGTTCGCTCCAGCATGTAGCGGATGTGGCGATGCCACGCGTAGAGGTATGCGGGGATGAAGTTCATGGTTTGGTTGGGTTTAAGGTTGGCATTGGTAGAGGTGTTGATGAGCGTTGGAAGCGGATGAAGCGAAACCAGTCGCGGTGTTGGCTGCGAAATAGCGCGTCTACAATTTGACGTGTCCGCGTCGGGTTGCTGTTGGCAGTGAATGGATAGTCCGCGTGCATCGCATACATGCCGCTCGGCAGCTTGTGGATGTAGGCCTCAACGACGATGCCGTTGTCGAGGGTAATCGGGGTGTAACTGATGATGTCGTGGTTCATTGGGTTGGGTTGGTTTACGTTGGTTAAAAGATTGTGCGTTGGCGAGCCGCGCCCCTCGGTGGGTTAGTATGCTATTTAGCGTCTTTCGTCGATAACTTCTCTGTGTATCGCAGCCATCTCACGGTAGGTTAAATCTCCTTTCAACTTAAACGCCCTACCGCAGTAGCGCGTGTAAACGCCTTGTTGGGCTGGATTCAATACTTTTGTTCCATTGTGGTTGAATTCGACTTTTGCCAATGCATCCTCAGCAAGATTAAAGAGTCTTTTGATTTCGATAATTTGTGTTGTTTCCATGGTATGTGTTTTTTCCCGTTTTGGTATATGCAAATATACATACATATATATATACGTTCCAAATGTTTTTTTATTTTTTTTTCTGCGTTTCCAGCGCGTAGGGGCACTTTCTGAAAAAAACTTTCAGACACCATTGATTTTGAAGCCTTGATTTTCCGCACTTACCTCAACCGAGCGAACAAAACGACGCTCGCCAGCAGTCCCAAAATCGCCCCCATTAGCAGTATCGGCCACCTGCTTTTGCGCTTCTTCGGCTGAACGACGACAGTGCGATCTACGATTGTCGTGTCGCGCATTATTAAGCGCTCTACGACCGTATCTCTGCGCAGACGTATGACAATGCCACTGCCTGAATTTGCGACGCTTAGAACGCTTGTTTTAGCACTGTCGCGCAAAGTGAAGCGGCGTATCAACCCGGCACTGTCGCACAGGTCAGGAAGCGTCAACTCCGTCAAGCTGCCAGCGGTCACGACTTGCCGGTCAGTGTGAACGACGGCGCTCGTGCGGATCACCTCCGCAGGTTTCCGGAAGCAGCCAAAAAGCAGTAGGCTAAATATGAGCGTACTCCTGTGTCGCATTGAACGATGGGCAGGCTTTGGATACTTTCGGGAAGTCGCGATGGCCGAGTATCTTGGCCGCTGGGTACTTGGCGCGCCACTCATGCAGCGCCTGTGAGAGTGCGTCTTTTTGCCCCTGCGTGCGATTGTCAACTGGGTTGCCTCGGCTGTCAACGCCGCCGATGTAGCTGATGTGTAGGCTCACCGAATTGTAGCCGGCAACGCCGTTGCATACGGTGTCATCCGGTGCCAGCGTGATGACTTCGCCGTTGGGTTTGACGACCTTGTGATAACCGGGTGACTTCCACTTCAGGTTTGTCCGCCAGTAGTTCTGAATCGAATCGATTGTCGTTGAGTGCGGTGTCGCCGTGCAGTGAACGACAAGGTATTTGATGTTTCGCATAATGCCTGATTAGGTCACAAAATTAAATATCATTCGCCTTCATTTTGCACCCCATCAGGTACGAATCAATGCACCTCCTACCACTTTACACCCTATCGGGTGCTTGTCGTCGTAAACGTCGCATCAATGACGCGGGTGTCTATCTTCTTGGTGTTAAGATGCATCAGCTTAAGCTTCATCCAGTATCCACCCAATGGCTTCGGCGGTCTGCCTCTCTCAACGTGAAAGCCACCAACTCCTCCCTGATACTCCTCCTTGTATGTCGCTGTACGAATTTGGTGCAGAGGCCGTTGTTTGATTATATAGTCGCTTCGGTTGAGGTAGGTGATGACGTTGACGTGATGATACAACTCATGCACGTGCCCTTGCCAAGTGCAGTCGTAGCCTTCGACCATCGCCATGATTCGCTGGTCTTGGATGACGCCTTTGGTCACTGGGCCGCCTCCGCCTGAACCGTGGTAGTAGTGCATCGCAAAGCGTGTCCGGTGGTTCGCTTTAGGACTATGCGTGAAGCCGAACAGGATTGCGCCGCCGTAGCCGCCAAGCTGAACGTCAGTCTTGCAATCGTGGTTTAGCAGCGTGACGAACATCTGCAATGCGTCGAACTCGACATGGCGGATCACGCTTGTCTCGTGGTTGCCGTAGCCGATCAGCGCGATATGCTTAGCGTATGGCTTGAACCACTGTACTGCATCGTTTACGACGGCTTGGAGGTAGTTGCCCTGGTTGTGTTCCGGTCGTATCTCATCCTTGCCCCTGCGTGGATCTCCGCGCCCCTGCATCAGGCAGAAGGTATCGCCGTTCATGATGATCTTTGCGCCTCTGCGCACGGCTTCGTCGAGGTGGCTCTTTAGCAGGTCGCGATCACACTTCGGGTTGTCCCAGTGCAGGTCGCTGATGAGCAGAAACTCCGCCTCCCTCCCTTCGCAGTCGAAGGTGTGAACATTCGCTGCGTGTCGGGTTATTTTCATGGCTATGGTTTGGTTGGTGTCTTGAGTAGCTTCAAGATTCGCACTTCCAGCACCTCCGTGATCTTGACGCCTGAAAAGCCGACGATGAAGGCGAGGCCGTACTCGATGTTCGGCGCTTTAATGTTCAGGATGCCGATGATCACAGGCGCGATGTAGGTTGCGGATAACGTGCCTGAAAGGACGGCGATCAGCTGCATTTTCCAGTTCTTCATCTTGGGAGCTAGCAGTAGTGCGCCGAAGAAGCCAGCGATGGTCAGGCCGAGGTT